AACAACAATTGGAAAAGGTCATACCACATTGAGTATGGTTTTGGATTGACTAAAGCAATACATGAATCCAAACACAACAATACAAGAAAAAGTTTTATAGGTCATCACTATGCTGATGGTATGCAAGATTTAGAATACGATGGTGGTGTGCCGATGCTACAGGTTCCGCAGTTAGATTCTCAAGTAGAAAACTTTGCTAATACACAAACTAAACCATACATTGTTCTACATCTTGGAACAGACCTAAACGCATCGGATTACATGTCACCTGTCAATTATCGTTTTCACAAAGTGTGGTCTATGGCTCGGTGGGCAGAGTTAGTTCAGAAACTAAAACATAAATATAGATTTGTTCAAGTGTATGCTAACCAACATAACATAGATATACCCGATTGTTTATCTATTAAGGTAGATAGTATTAGCCCCGTATTACAACTATTACAACACCCAAAATGTAAAATGTTTGTTGCTACTGATAACTACTTACATCACCTTGCTGCAAGTATCAAAAAACCTGGCATTGTTCTTTGGGGAAGTGTAAGCCCCTATGTATGGGGTTGGAATGTAAAACATCACGGCGTTCCACACAAACATATTTGGCACCCATCATCATGTGACATAGCTCCTTGTTGGCGACCATCAATGTTTGACACAAAGAGTACAGGCCAAAACTATATCTGTGATAGAGGTTATACCTGTATGAAGTCAATAGAGGTTGATGAGGTTATAAAGAACATTGCTAAAGTTGATAGTCAATATAGTGACGCTAAAAAAGATAACGAGATAGTTCTATGAGTAAGTTACCTAAAACTCTTTACATTATTCTTACTCATAATGAGAAGCATTTATCTACTGAATATTATGAGAGTTTAAAATACTATCAAGAACAAGATAATTTTGATCTTATTTTTCTTGACAACGGTAGTGGTCAAAGGTACAGACCAAAACAAGCGACACATAGGTTTCCAAAGAATGTATATTTCAACGGGGCGATTGCTTGGGCTTGGAAAAAGATGTTGGAAAACGATGAGTATGAGTATCTTGTTTTTTCTAACAACGATGTTTCACTTCATGGTTATCGTTTTGTAGAAACTATGGTAAGACAAATGCAAGAGGGAAACTTTGCAATGTTGTCACCATCAATAATAGAACTAAACGGTCAAAATTTTTGGCCTATCATGCATTGTTGGTATAAAGATAAACCAAGAGAAACAAAGTGGATAGATTTCATCTGTCCCTTTATCCATCGTAAAGTTGTGGAAAAGATAGAGTGGCCTACTTGGTGGAGAAGTCCTAGTTATGGTTTTGACGATTACGCTGCATTGATTTGTGGTAGGGAAAATTGGAAAGTTGGTGTAAGTGATTTATGTACTATGTTTCATTATGGTTCACATAGCTATCGTCAAGAAAGAGCAGATGATGGTTTAGACATAATGTCAATGCAATATACCCACAGAAAAAACTTTGATTGGAATTTTGAACAGATGGGGTTGTATGATGAGATGAAAGAGTTAGCTAATCACAAGGCACTATACGGTAGACATAACTCTTTGAAGATGGGAAGGATGCCTTCTACACCAGACGAGGGATACTATACGGGTGAAGGTGCAACTTGGTTTAGAAACGAAGAAGAAGAAAAAATATACAAGAAGAGAGAAGAAATTTTTAATAAGAACTATCTGAAAAGTAAAGGTATACAATGAAAGTATTAGGTTTAAATTGTGGATACAATGGCAGTGTATCTGTTGTTGTTGATGGTCAAGTAAAAAGTTTTGTTAAGACGGGTGACAATTTTGATAGGGGTGTTACTAAGGTTGCTATCAAAGAGGCATTAGATTCCGCTGGCCTTAAACTAAGAAACATTGATGTAGCTAGTGTTGTCAATTGGTTTTCTGATAGATACCCCGATGGTCAAGAATGTTGGGATAAGAATGAAGAAGGTTTTTCTCTTACAAAAGAAAATGGTATTGAGTTTTCTTTACAAGATTATATAAGTTTTTATCAGAATCAGAAACAGGTTGCTCTTGGAACTTACAATCTAAACATTGGTGACCAAGTTGTTCCTTGTATGGTTGTTGACCATATCTTTGTTCATAGCGCTTACGCTTATCTAACATCACCATTTAATAATTGTATGTCAATCTGTATTGACACTCAAGATGGTTTCGGAGCAACTAATGCAATTTATTGGATACAAGATGTTGATAAAAGTTTTAGACCGTGGCGTAGAGACCAACAGTTTGCGCCACTAAATACATATACCAGTTTTACTGACTATATTGGAAACTATCCAGCAATAGAAAACCTCACAGCTATTCAAGAACTTGCTGGTGATAAAAGAAATGATGACCCAAAACTAAATACTTGGGCATGGCCTAACAATATTCAAATGGGTAATTTGTTTCACGGTGACCAATGGGCTGGGTTGATGAGTTATGAACAAGTAACAACTGTACCCGACAAGATAGGTTATTTTCCATCACTTACAAATGAAGGAGCGGTGGATGATAACTGGCTTGACGCCAAAGACACTGGCTTGACCGATAGAAGGACTTCTATAGCAATTGATGTATTGACTATCGTAGAGAGTTCAATCCGTTCATATGTCAATACAGCAAAGGATTACGGTAACAATGTGGCGATAGGTGGAAAGGTCACAATGTTTGACAGTTTGGTAAGAGAACTATCCGATGATAAAACATTTTTTACTCAACCACACAATGATGAAGAACTATCTGCTGGTGCCGCACTTTTTATCTCTGACCAGTTGATGAAGAACAAAAAAGGAGATATAATAACAAACACTAATAGTAAAATTACCGCAAAGGAGGTGATACGATGAGTATTAAGGAAACATATGATAACGTAACAACACTAGTAGAACAGCTGGCTGAAAACCATCAGAAGAACATGGATGGTAATAAGGCTGCTGGTGGAAGAGCTCGTAAGGCTGCAAGTGAACTCAAGAAGATTCTTACGGTCTACCGTAAGGAAAGTATTGAAGAATCTAAGGCATGAAGAGGGTTTTAGTTATAGGAGATTATCTCATTGATAGGTATGTGCTCTATCAGCAAGAGAGATATGACCCTGCTAATAGTCAGGCGCCAGTTGTAAAACTGGTGTCTGATTATGTAGTGCAAGGAGGCGCTGCAAACTTTGTTAGGAACTTACAAGAGGTAGTTGACTTTAATACACAGGTAAAGTTTTACTATGTTGACCAACCGAAATTAGGTGACTTCCCAACAAAGAAAAGGGTTTTTGTTGAAGACAAGTTTGTTTTTAGAGAAGATACAAACGATGAAATAGTACACGATGAAAGTTTGATAGAAGAGTTTATAGCAAACATTCAAGACAACGACCATGTGGTTATTTCTGACTATCACAAAGGCACTCTTAATGAATCAGACATAGAAAAAATAATAGATAGATGTAATAGTTTATCTAACGTAAAAACTTTTGTAGATACTAATTTCATAAAAGATTGTCATAAAGGTTGTACTTGGTTAAAAATAAATGCACTTACTGCTGAGCAGTATAATCCAGATGGAAGAAGAAGTCACATCATAAAAGATATAACTAATAAGTTTTCTTGTAATACTATTATAACAAGGGGTGAATCTGGTTTAGTTTGTCTATCTAAAGATGGTGAACAAGCTATTAGAGTAGTAAAAGATGAAGACCCAACTTTTATTGATAGTATTGGCGCTGGTGATGCTTGTTTGGTTGGATTAGTCAAGGCCGTTGTTGATGGTATGGATTTGAAAGACACTTTACTTTATGCCGACATATGCGGTCATCTTAGTACATACAATTTGGGTACATTAAAAACTCTTGATAAAAATGAAATAGATAGTAAATTCAAAAGAGTGAAAACAACAGAGGACTATCACGGTAGTTGGTTGAAGTGGGTATTCTACAGTGAATAGAGAAAGAGTTATCAAAGCTGATACAATAACACTTTTGATAATGTGTAAGGATGAGTTTACAAAGGTAAAAAACATTATTAAAAGTTTAGAGAAGTATGTACAAGAAATAGTAGTTGTAATCACAGGGAATGTAACGGTTCGTGAACAAGGTTTTGTAAAGGTTTTATACTATCCGTGGCATGACGATTATTCTGCACCGTTAAATGCTGGCTTGAGGTTATGTACGAGTAAGTGGATACTTCGTTTAGATACTGACGAAGAAATAGACTCAGTTAATATTAAAAAGGTAACACAAGCCGTTACATTTTCTACTGTGGATGCATTTGAAGTAAATCAAAGAGGCTATCTTCCACAAGATAGAAATGAGTTTGGTGTGAAGAAAGTGCCTAAGTATAATGGTTATACAAAGGCGGTTGACGATAGATGTATTAGGTTATTCAAGAATGATCCAAGAATATTTTTTGAGTTCAACACACATGAAACACTTTACAACTCTTTGGAAAGAAGTAAGTTAGTTTATAAAAAAACTAATATAGTAATACATCATTGGGGCAAATTAACGATGAGTGAAAAAGCCCCATACTATTATAAGATTGCTTTGGAAAGATTAAAAAGATTTCCCGATGACTATCAATCTTATTATTATGTAGGTGTATCAGCAGAATTTATAGGTAAGATAGATGTAGCCTATGAAGCGTTTAAAAAAGGTTATGAAAAATATAAAACATCTTATTACAAGAATCCACTTGATTTTGTGGAGAGAAAGAGGAGATTATTAAATGGCGGAAGAAAAGTCAATTAGTCTTGAAACACTTCAAGGCCAGCAGGCAAATTTATCCGAGGCAGTGACTCAGTTGACAACACAGCGTACTCAGTTGGAAGAACAACTTGCTGCAGTTCGTAATCAACTAGCAACAAACATTGGTGCATTACAGTATGCCAATGCTTTGATTGAAAGTTTGGGTGGTAATGCAACAGACCCAACCGATGTTGCACCAGAAGGAACAGAAACAGAAGAACTGACGATTGAAGACTTGGATACATCACAATCACCCGATGAGGTTACATTGTAGTGTATTATGCTCCATCTATGATGTTTTGTCATTTTTTTGTTTGATATTTACTTTAGGAGTTTTATAGGTTATTTTGTAATTGTTAAAAGTTCAACTCTCTTTAGAACAAAAAAACTATGTATACCTTCTTTTAGAAGTATATGCTTTTTAACATCATAGATGGAGAAAATAGATGGCCGAAGTGTTTGTCTCACCCGGCGTCTATACACAGGAAATTGATGATACATTTGTGCCTGCTGGGGCTGGTACAATTGGAGCAGCCCTTATTGGGCGTACTACATCTGGTCCTGCGTTTAGACCTACACGGGTAAATAATTTTAATGAATTTCGCACTGTATTCGGTGGCCTTGATGTTACCAAATACATGCCCTACGCTGCTCGTTCTTATCTAAGAAACGGCTCACCACTCACAGTTGTTCGTGTTCTTGGTAAAAGCACACAGAGCACTGGTCAGCTTGGTGTAATTTCCTTTCCAGTAGAAAACCAACTTTCTCTTTCAGCTATCAGTGCTTCTAACATTGCTATGGCTGTTATAAAAAGACGTTCATCGACAATACCTAGTGGACCACAAGGTGACATTGCGATGAGTGGAACAGTAAGTAACTTTGCTATTTCCGCTGGTTCAGAAGTTGTTACTGGTCTATCACTAGTTGAATCTGATGGTAGTTATATCAAGAAGGTTTTGGGAACAAATCCTTTGGAAGCCAACTCTGGTGATAAGCTACAAGCTTTTTATGTTGATGCAGTATTCAACTATGGAACTGCTGCTGGTACAGTTAGTGCTAATGCTGCTGCAGCCGCTAACTATACAATGTCAACTATCACTGCTGATGGTGATATGTTCCAAGAAGTTGTTGGTGGTTTCGGTGAAGCATCTACACCTTCAATCGTTTCTCAGAACTTCAACGGCACAGTTCACCCTCTGTTCAAGATTCATACACTTGCAGATGGTAATGACACAAATAACAAGTATAAGATTTCTATTAGTAATGTTGATATTGCTACTTCATCAACTTCATTCCCCAAGTTTACTGTTTCAGTTAGACAGGGCGGTGACACCGATGAAAACCCAATCGTATTGGAAAACTTTACTGATGTAAACCTTGACCCAAATAGTAGACAATATATTGCTCGTGTAATCGGTGATAGAAGAACTCAGTTTGACCTATCACAAGACCCACCCGAAGTATTGTATAACGGTGATTTCCCGAATAAGTCACAGTATATTAGAGTGTTCATGCACCCAAGTGCTCCTGCAGCTGCAAGACCTGCTGGTTTTCAAGGTGTATCAAGTTTCTCTGTTACAACTGAAGGTCAGGGTAGTGTTTCTGCTGCTGCTTTACCATTGAAACTAAATCAACTGAACTCAATCGCTGCCGTTGATGGTCGCATCTTTATCGGTCCTAATTTTGAATCAACTGGTTTTGATGACCGTCTTAAGAAGACCGTTACATCTGCTTCTGGTGATTCAGCAAGTGACAATGGTGTATTGTTATACGCCGCTGCTGCTGATTATACTGGTAGTGCTGGTGTTACTAACTACACATCTGTTGATATGTTGGGTAGTAGTTCTGGCAACTTCTCAACAACAAACAAGGTAAGATTCAGTGTTCCTATGTTTGGTGGTTGGGATGGATTTGACCCAAGAAAGAATCAGTTGGAAACAGAAGTTTCAACAGACACAGATACATTGTCTGGTGACTTCAACACCGCTATCAAGATTCTTTCTAATCCCGATGAAGTTGATTTCAACCTTGTCGCTATGCCAGGCATTCACTCTTCTGCTGGTGGTGCTCTTACAGACCGTCTAGTTGATATGTGTGCTAATCGTGCTGATGCTTTTGCTCTTGTTGATATTGCAAACACAACAGCAACAGGGTCTGGTTTGGACTTGTCAGTAGCTAATGCTGAAACAGAGGCATTGAAGTTTGACTCTAACTACGGTGCTGTTTACTATCCGTGGGTTCGTATCAACGATGTTGATAATAACAAACTAGTATTCGTTCCACCAAGTGTAGCAGTTATGGGTGCTTACGCATTCAACGATAGAGTTGCACAGCCGTGGTTTGCTCCCGCTGGTTTCAACCGTGGTGGTTTGGATGAAGTGTTGGAAGTTAGAAGAAGATTGACACAGACACAACGTGACACTCTTTACAATAACAACGTCAACCCAATTGCTACATTTCCTGGCCAAGGCATAGTCATCTTCGGTCAGAAGACACTACAGAGAAAGCAGTCAGTTCTTGATAGAGTTAATGTTCGCCGTATGATGATTGAATGTCGTAAGACTATTGCTAGCTTCTCAAGACTCTTTATCTTTGAGCCTAACACAGTTGCTACAAGAGAACGTCTGCTAACACAGGTCAATGACTATCTGTCCAGTGTACAGGCAGCAAACGGTATTAACGAGTTTAGAGCGGTATTGGATGAAACCACTACTACACCAGACTTGATTGATAGAAACATTATCAAGGGTAAGATTTTCTTGAAGCCCACCACAGCTGCTGAAATTGTTATCTTTGACTTTACTGTCACACCTAACGGTGCTGCTTTTAGTGAGTAAAAATAATACTATAATAGGGTGAGGTTCACGCCTCACCTTGTTATATTTTTTATTCTCAGTGTATTTATTATAGGAATTTTATTAAAATTAAATGAAGATGGAGAACAAGGATGCCACAGCCATTTGAAGTAAACGCAATGTTGGCTGATACATTTGAACCTAAGAGACAAAATAGATTTTTGTTTCAGTTCACTGATGATACATTACCAGCATACATTGCAAGAACGGCTTCTCGACCCTCTTTTACACAGGAAACAATCACCATTGATTATCTAAACTCAAAGAGATACCTTGCTGGTAAGTTTGAGTGGAATACAATGACACTTGGTTTACATGACCCAATCGCACCTTCCGCTGCTCAAAAGGTAATGGAATGGGCAAGATTAGCTCACGAAACAATTTCTGGTAGAGATGGTTATGCAGCTTTCTACAAGAAGAACTTTAATCTTATAGCACTTGACCCCGTTGGTGCTGCAGTTGAAAAATGGGAAATTAGAGGTGCATTTATTACAGACGCAACATTTGGTGACTATGACATGACTTCTGGTGAAGTTATGAACATTGACATTACTATTCGTATGGATGAATGTATACTTAGATACTAAAACGTAATAAGGTTTCAAAGGACAATAACATATGTCAGAAGTTAATGTAGATTTGAAGGAAACTGATGATTCTACAAAAGAGGTTTTAACGCCTGAAGAAATGGCAGGTATAGATAGAGCACAAAAGAT